TGGAGCGTGGTGGTTCTCGGATGGTCAGGTTAGAGGCTCTAATATGGGCAATGTACCCATTCATGTTGGGTGCGGTGTTCCTTAGTAAAGACCTCTAATGATCGGGGAAGTTGTTGCTGTACTTAGTGCTTTAAAGGCACTTAACGATGGTATAGCTACGGTCAAAGAAGGAAAGGGCAATTTAGACACAATACTAGGAAGCTGGGCCGAGGCAGACGAAAAATACAATGATGTAGAAAAAGCTAAAGCTGGGGCAATGTCGTACAAAGACGCGCTCAAAATGGAGTCAGCGAAGCGGCAACTTGCTAATTTTGACCAACAGTTAAAAGATATTTGTATGATGCAGGGACAGTTTGACCTGTATAAAAGCATCAAAGCTAGAATGGAGGAAAGCCGCTACGCACATGAGAAAGAACTTCGGATCTTAAAAAAGCGAAGGGCTGAGTTTAAAAAGACGATGAAGTTAGTAGGAACGGCAGTGTTTGCGTGGGTCTTCTTTATGATTTTTTTAGTAGCAGGAATATGGATGTATCGGCAGGGCGGCTAATGTTGATGGCATTTTTGCTGGTTGTAGTTGTGGACGGGGCTGTAGTTACTACAGACGATATGTTGTTTGAGGATGTATATAGATGCAATCAGTTTGCCAGAGCTATAGAGCGTGGCGAATCAGGGCCAGACAAACAGGCTTATATATGGCAAGAAAACATATCTGCTTATTGTTTGCCAAAGATGGTTATCAAGGACACAGAATTATTTAAATAAGGAGCTGTATGAAATACCTACTTTTAGTTAGCTTTTTAACTCTTACAGGATGCTCTTCGTTGAGCGTGTGTGGTGAGCGAGAGTACAGTTTTGAGGTTCCTAGCACTATTCCTTTCCTGAATGGGGAGTTTAAGATTAAGCGAAGCTCTGACCATGTAGATTGCAGTAGACCTCCAGAAGAACGGGCTATTGACTAATGCCTAGCCATCAAGAGCTAAGTAGACTCTGTGGTGAAAGCTATCAAGAAAGTAGCTTTGAAGAGGCCAATATTGAAGTTCTTGTAAAAGACAATGTATTTGCTTTTAGGGGGACTGATGAGCCTAAAGATGCCTTGAGAGATATGCGTATTCTACCTCTCTGGACTAGAGAGCTAGGTTGGTGTCCAGCAGGGTTCCTTAAAGCCAGCAGAAGACTAGTCAATAAAGTCACCTCTGTTTGTCTAGAAGAGGACATTGACCATGAGAATATTGTACTTACAGGACATAGTTTAGGAGGTGCTGTAGCTCTTATTTTAGGTGCGCTAATGACTAGGGACGAGATACCCCCTGTAGAAATAGTGACCTTTGGCGCACCGCGTTGTGGTCGATTAAAGATATTAGACTCAGTTCAGGTCACTCAATATAGGCATGGTAAAGATATAGTACCTATGGTGCCTCCTCTAATGAGAAGACATAACAAGCTTATTAAAGTAGGAGAACCAAAAAGCCTAATAAAAGATCACTTTGTGGTAAATTATGTAAAGATGAAAAAACCAAAGGCTTTAGCATGAGTCCGAAGAATCTAGAACCTAACTCTGAGTACGCCAAATATGATACAGATGGTGATGGAGTGGTAAGTGATGAAGAGATAGCTTCTTCAGAAAAGCTTCAGCAGCTAGAGGTCTTGCATGAGAAGGCTGACGCTCAGAAGAATATGTGCTGGCTGGCCCTGCTCGGAATGCTGCTCTACCCTTCGCTTGTTGTTATTAGTGACTTGTTAGGACTAAGTAAAGCGGCAGACGTTCTCGGAGATATGAGCAGCATCTATTTTGTTAGTGTCGGTGGGCTGATATCGGTGTGGTTTTCTGCACAAGCTTACACCAATGCTAAAAATAATGGGGGTGATAAGTAATGGAAATTGCTGTTGTTTTTATTATTGGGTACTTAATTGGGAAATTAGCTAAATGACCGTAGACGTTAAAGATTTGTATGAAGAGATAGGTTCCGATGAAGGAAAGGTTCTCCATGCTTACCTTTGCACTGAGTTACATGCAACTGTCGGGATAGGTCACAAAATACTAGATACCGACCCAGAGAAAGAATTAGATATTTTCGGCATTAATGGGGAAGAAGTCCCTGACGATCAACTTATTTCAGAGCATAGGTGCTACGTTCTTTTTCAAGAAGATGTGCAGATAGCCATAGGTGGTTGTATAAATATCTACGATAGCTGGGAAGACCTACCTCAAGAGATGCAACACGTTCTAGTTAACATGTGCTTTCAATTAGGTCAGCGCGGATTAAGTAACTTTAAAAACTTTAAAGCTGCGGTTGAGGATAAGAATTGGACTCTTGCAGCAGTAGAGATGATGGATAGCAGATGGGCTGGGCAAACACCAGAACGAGCTTTACGGTTAAGTAAAAGAGTCGCAGCACTCTCAGGTACATAAAATGACCTTAAAAAAATTAAACTTACGACCCGGAGTTAACAGAGAGAAAACTAGCTACAGTAATGAAGACTCTTGGTTTGAATGCGATAAAGTGCGCTTTAGGCAAGGGTTTGCCGAACGTATTGGTGGCTGGACACGGATATCGAACAATACTTTTTTAGGGTTATGTCGTTCATTATTTAACTGGGTAACACTTAGTGGGGCAAACTTTTTAGGGGTAGGTACACATCTAAAGTTCTATATAAGCCAAGGTGGAGCTTATTATGATGTTACCCCTCTTAGAGCTACTACTTCTGCAGGGGATGTAACCTTCGCGGCTACTAATGGATCATCTACACTTACCATAACGGATACCGCTCATGGTGCTTTAGTAAATGATTTTGTTACTTTTTCTGGAGCAGCTACTTTAGGCGGCTTAGTGACCGCAGCGGTATTAAACCAAGAATACCAAATAGCTAGTGTTGTTAATGCTAATAGCTACACGCTTACTGCAAAAGATACAGATGGAAACACTGTTACCGCAAATGCTAGTGATAGTGGGAATGGAGGTAGCTCTGTTGTAGGTAAGTATCAAATTAGCGTTGGATACGATATAGCAGTACCTATTTCAGGATGGAGTGGGGGTACTTGGGGAGGTGGCACTTGGGGTACAGGTGCTACATCTGATTCTTCTTTACGGTTATGGACTCAAGCTAGTTTTGGAGAAGACCTTGTAATTGTACCTCGCGGAGGGAGCATATATTACTGGGATTCATCAAACGGTACAGGTAATAGAGCCGTTGCTGTATCTAGTTTAGCTAATGCGTCCGATGTACCGACAATAGCAAATACTGTGCTTATTTCAGATGTTAGTCGGTTTGTGTTTTGTTTAGGAGCAAACACTATAGGTACTACTGTACAAGACCCTTTACTTATTCGATGGTCAAACCAAGAAAGTGTGGTTAATTGGACTCCTGCAGCGACTAACCAAGCAGGTAGTTTAAGGCTTTCACAAGGTAGCTCTATCGTAACCGCCAGACAATCTCGACAGGAGATACTGATCTGGACAGACTCTTCCTTGTACGCACTTCAGTATGTCGGTGCTCCTATTGTTTGGAGTTCTCAGCTTGTTGGACAACACACCTCCATAGCTTCTCAAAACGCTGTTGGGTATGCAAATGGTGTTTCCTATTGGATGGGGATGGATAAGTTCTACAGCTATGACGGTAGTATCCGACAGCTTCGATGTGACCTTAGAAGGCATGTGTTTAACGATATAAACAATAGGCAAATGGATCAGGTGTTTGCAGGTACGGTAGAAGCTTTCCATGAAGTATGGTGGTTTTATTGCTCCGCAGACAGCACTACTATTGATAAGTACATAGTCTATAACTATGAACAAGATATATGGTACTACGGTACGTTAACTAGAACAGCATGGTTAGATTCAGGATTGCAAGATTTTCCTCTAGCTGCTACTTACACTAATAACTTAGTAGAGCATGAGAACGGAGTAGATGATAACGAAACGACTACTCCTACAGCTATAGCTGCTAATATATCTTCTGCTCAGTTTGATATAGATGATGGTGATAGGTTTAGTTTCGTAAATCGTGTTGTACCAGATATTACCTTTGATGGGTCTACCGCAGATAATCCTGCGGCTACTTTAAGTCTAATACCTTTTAATAGTTCAGGGTCAGGTATTAGTAACCCTACATCTCAAGGTGGTAGCAACAGTGGGGGTATTACCCGATCAGCGGTAGCTCCTGTAGAGAAGTACACAGACCGTTTAGATATAAGGATAAGAGCTAGGCAGATGTCCTTAAAAATAGAATCTTCCGGGGCAGGTGTTACTTGGCAGTTAGGCTCTCCTAGAATTGACATTCGTGCGGATGGGAGACGGTAATGACAACAGATAATACAGATTATAATGTAACATTTAGAGCACCTGCTCTACCGCTCCCCCCTACAGAATATAGTCAAGCATACTTTAATAGTATGAATAATGTACTTAGGCTGTACTTTAACCAAGTAGACCAAGCGTTCCGTAATAACAGAATAATTAATCAAGCCGAAACAACAAGCTGGTTTATGGACTAATGGCTAATACTTACGTCAATGCAAAGGTAGATCTAACAAGTACGGGTGTTACTACACTATACACCTGCGCGGCGTTAACTACGGGTATTGTTAGGTCAATACTAGTTTCAGAAGATTCTGGTAATGCAGATACTGTAACGGTAACAATAACAAATGGTACGACAGTGTTTAGCCTATTCAAAACAAAAGCCGTTGGAGCTAACGCTACCGTAGAACTACTAACTGAACCTCTAGTAGTGCAGACCGGAGAGATACTAAAAGTAACCGCAGCTACAGCCAACCGACTGCATGTAGTCGCTAGTATCTTGGAGATTACGTAATGTCTGAAATGGCAGGAACTTTAACAACAGCCAAAAAGGGTAGTGGTGACTACATAGGAGTAGGTTCTGGGCCGTTAAGTGGTGGGTACGGGGATAATCCGGGATCTCTTAACCCCCATGTTGTTAATATAAATGAGTTAGTATCCCCAGAAATCCAAGCTCTTATAGAGGCGGGGGCTACACCAGAACAAATAGCTGCGGCAATGAAAAAAAGGGCTGCAGAATATAAAGCGCAGAACGCTCAAGGTAACCCTAATGAATCATTTATAGAATCTAACGGTCAATTTGAAGATTTAATTAACAACCTTGATTCTACTTCTGCATCACCCGCTATAGAAAATGACCCAGCAGGTTGGCGGTCAAAACAAGGCTTGGCTGAAAGAACGCTTAATACTGGGTTATCTTCTCCCCCTCCCGCTGGTTTTAATAACAATCTAAATAGAGACATTCAAGATAATCAACGGGTAAATGCTCTAATAGATGCGGGGGAAGAAGCTAATCGCCTTGCTTTTGACAGCGATACTAATCTCTCTGATAATCAACCCATTCTTCCTGACAATAATATTAGTAACCCTTTAACACCCCCCGGAGAAGCACCTTCCGAAGAAGTACCCCCCGGAGAAGAAACTCCTATTGATGACTTGCCAAGTTTGCTTGATTATTTTGAAAGTATGTCTCCAAGCGAATTTAGAAACCTTATAGGAGT